ATGCTCGAAAACAGGTGCTCGGCGCCTGACATGTAGGCCGCGCGCATCGCGAGAACCTGGGCGTGCGAAGCGTTCTTCGCGATGACAAAATGCCGGAAGGCCGCGAAGCCGGCTTCGATCAACAGACCCTTGTCGGTCAGGATCTTGGTGAGCAGGGTGGCAGCTTCGTTGGCATTAGCATCCGGGTTCATCGTCTGGCGATCCTCATCCTGTTGACCAGGCGCTTCTTGCGCTCGGTGCTCATCTTGCGCTGCAGCTCCTCGCGCACCGAAACCATCTGCCCCATGCGCGCATCGATATAGTCCGCGAACACCACCCAGATCTCGTCCTGATCGACCGCGGCGATCTGCCCGCGCGTGCCGTGTCGCATCTGCTGCAGGTCGCCCAGCGCAAACGCGAACCGGCTCGCAGCCTGCTCGGCCGTCATGTCGAGCGCGTCGAGGATACGCTGCAGGAAGTTAAGACTTTGTCCGCTTTCCGTTGTGCCTGGTCCCGCTTCGTCAGTCGATAAAGCAGGTCCGCTAAATCCCGCTGGACTCGGCAGACCTTGTCTTGCGCGGCGGAAATAAGTCGAGCGTCTGCGCTTTTGCTGTTGCCAGCGTTGCCACTTCCAGCGGAAGGGGTGGGCCATACCAAGGGATCTCCGCGCAGGATCATGGCGTGGACTTGGTCTCGCTGATCAGCTTCATCGCATCATCGATCCCGGTGCGATGCTTGTAAAGCAGATCGAGCAGGGCTTTGCGCTGTTCCTGCGACGGCATCAGTTGCGGCTTACCTTTCGAGTAATTGATGAAGGTCTGCCGGCTCACACCCAGCATGCTGCCGAGATCCTCGTCGCGGCTCTTGACGTAGGTGCGGATCAATTCCCAGGCCTTGACCGGGATCGCACCAACCTGCTCGCCCTTCGGCGTGCGTTTGCGCTGGATCTTGTCCGGGCCGGCGCCATTGGTCACCTTGGAAACCGCCGGCGGCGCAGGGGGCGGCGCGGGCGTGGTCTCGCCCATCAGGGCGGCGAGCTCGTCATCCTCGCTGGGCGCGGCATAGATCGTGGCACCATTGACGATAATGTTATAGAGGTCGGAGGCATCGGCCTCGAATTGCTCGCGCACGAACTTCTTCAGCGCGGCCGCATCCTCCCTGTCGCCACCCAGTTGCGAGATCCCGGAGAGCGACAGCCCTTCGTCACTGTCGAGAGCATTTTCCAGCAGCGCGACCACCGCAGCCTGCTCCATGCCGGTAAGCTCGATGAACTCGCGCAGGGTGGTAGTGACGTCAGGCATCGGTTTCATGACTTGTTCCTTCTGAGGTTGAATGTCGGGTTGCTCGGCCAGCAGGGCCTCGATGTCGCTGCGCAGGATGCCGATCGCAGACAGGATCTTGGCAGCGGATAATTCCACCACCTCCTTCTCGCCTTCGTCATTGTCGCGCATAACGTGGATCAAATTTTGCCAGGCTTCGCGCGCGAAGCTGTCGGCCAGGCGGTAGATGGCATCGGCGCCGGCCGGTCGCTCATGGAGATGCGTATCAATGACGTTGCTGCCAAACCAGCTCGCGCTGACGCATCGCTCATAGGGCAGGAAGATCTGCTCGACCACGTCATCGATGCCGGCTTCCCAGTCGTCGCGCGCGGCGCGATCGGGCGCCTCGGCATGCTCGCCATTGGTCAGCAGATAGAGACCATAGGCTTCGCGCAATGGGCTCTCGACCATGTCGCGATAGAATGTCTCAACGTGGTCCTGGACGATCGTGCGCGCGATCGTCATCGCGACCACGGGGCTCAGATGCCTGTTGGCCTGCGAGTGCTGTGCGAGTGCGGACAGCACCGTGGGTGCGTCCGTGATGTCGCCAAAGGTGTATAGTACTGCCATGCGTTGCCCTCCAAAAGGCAATGGCCGCATCCTGTGAGGGAAACGCGGCCATTGCCAGGCCGATCGACGCTTGAACGCACTACCGGATCAGCGTCAACCTGGCCTTACTTCGCCTTGGCCTTGGTCTTGGCCTCGGACTTGTCCGCCGGCGCGATGCGATAGACCACGATCCCGCCACCCTCCTGCCCCGCGTTCCTGGTGCGCAGCGCAAAGTTCGCACTCGGGTCGGCCCCGGCCACCCGGCGCGCGATCCCGCTCAGGCGGTTGCTGGTCTTGCGCGCCTCTTCCTTCAATGCCTTCTCGCGTTCAGTCGGGTCGGTGATGCTGTCGGGGATCGACACCGCCACAAAGAACTCCGCGATCTGGCCATTCGCGGGCGCCGGCATGCTCTTCATGGTGTCGGCCACCGGGCTGGTCGCTGCGCCGGCTCGGCGCACGATCTCGGGTGGGCCGCTGCCAAAACTTACCTGGTATCCGCCTTCCGGAGCGGGTACTGCTACGCCTTTTGCCATTGTGTTCTCCTGTTTATCTGTAAATGCTTTCAACCACGCCCTGACGTTCCATGTCAATGGGTTCTCTGGTCACTCCCCGTCTGCGGGATGCTTGATGAGATCTTCCATGATGCCAGCGGCGTCGAGCATCTCCTGGCGCGCAACCTCGAGGCAGCCGCGGCACAGCACGATGCGGGCGCCGCGTTCCGTCAGCGCGACCATGATCATGCCGATATGGTTCGCCCGGTCCACATGTTCCTCGAGCATGTCAAGCATTGCGGTCAGCCGCAGAGCTTGCTTCTTGGTCTTCAGCGCGAGCGAAACCGGGTCGTGCGTGTGCGTTTTTCCGGTGAACTTCGTGTCAATGGCCATGGGTTCTCTAGCTCCAACTAGCGCCGCGGCTTAACCCGATAGACCGTGACACGCTCCACAGGAACGCCCCGCTTGCGCAGGTTATGCATCATGACCCGGATGCAATTGCGAGCATCGGGGCCACCCTCGGGATCATCCCGATCGGCATAGAGCAAGCGCTCTATGCCTTCCACACTGATACCCGCGGCGCCGGCCTGGCGCAATGCTTGCGCGATCTTATCCAACGCTGTCATATCACCTCTCCAGGTCCGCGCCATGGGTTTTCTGTCAAATATTCCTGATCCACCGTTCGATTTCCCGGCCGATAAGAAACAGCAAGCTGATGACGCCTATTCCGACGACCAGTTCGCCAACAGAATAGATGAATTGATGTGCTCCACTCATGTTACCCTCCAGGTTGCGCATGATCGCGCGACATGACCACCCCATGCCCTGGGGTGGTCATAACTCATGATCAGCCATAGACCGCTTCAAACAGATCGAACGTGTCGTCGCGACCGTCCAGGTCGATCGTTTCATCGGCATCGAGCGCGGTATAGTGCCAATGATTGATCTCCCGGCCCTCGTTGATGTTGTCGCAATACTTGTCGGCGCACCTGGTGGTGCCATAGCCATATTGCGCCTGTTCGTTGTAGGCTGTGAACCGGAACCAGTAGTTTTTCTCCATCGCCATGGGTTCTCTCCAAGTTGCGCATGATCGCGCGACATGACCACGCCCTGCCTGGGCGTGGTCATAGCTCACGATCAGTCCAGTCGAGAGCTCATTTCGACCCGGCATTGCAGATCAAACGCCAGGCTGTCACGGAATGCCCGGGCGCCGGCTTCATGAATGCCGATACTTTGCCCGTTGAAGCTCCCGGGCTTCCAGAAACACCATCCGGTGTCATGGTTCTTGCGGCCATAGAACCGGCGCGCTGCGGTGTTGCCATCCTTGCTGTTCGCGGCACACCAACGGGCAAAGGCCCGATCGTGCACGACCACCCAGGCGAAACCGCAGTCCATGGCGTTCATGTTCTCAACCATGCCGGTCTGGGCATGCTCAGCGGCTTTATGCGCCGCGATCAGCGCATCTGCATAGCGTGCATATCGGGCATTGATTTCGGTTTGTTTCGACATGGGTTCTCTCCAAGTTGCACATAATCGTGCGACATGACCACCTAAGAGCATGCCCTTAGGTGGTCATAGCTCACGGTTCGATGCGGATCAGGCCTTGCGCATTGTCCCAGCGATAATTGACCGGGTCTTCGCTCTCGACCACGCGCGTGTCGGTCACCAGCGACCACCGCGAATACAGGTCGCGCACGTTTGCTTCCGCTTCCTCGCGCGTTGCGAAGCGCAACGCATTGCCGTAAAACTTGCCGGTGCTATCGGCGACCACTTCGGGGGCGTAGGATTTTGCCATGGGTTCTCTCCAAGGTTTGTGTTCGACATTCGCGGTGTACTCTTAATTTTTTGGCAAGTCAAGTGCCTTTCCCGTGGCCATGGGTTCTCTGGCGAAATGGGTGGTCTTTGATCCACCCCCGGGAAAGGGTGCTTTTCGCGCAAGGTATTTATTCCGTTTCCAGGTCGGCGCCGGCCGCGGCGCCCTGCAGCTGCGATCGGCCGCGGCGCGCGAGGGTGGCGCCCTGGCGCACAACGTCAAAGG